CCCATCGCGGGGCAAAAGTCCACTGGAACAGGCAATCAGCAAATGGCAGGCGTGAAGGGAAAGAGCGGCGGCGCCAGAAAGAACTCTGGCGGGGCCAGGGCGGGCGCTGGACGCAAGCCAAAAGAGCCTGTGGTGGTGGATGGGCGTGACCCGCTGACCTTCCTGCTGGACGTAATGCAGGGTCTTGTGGACGCTACCCCTAGTCAAATGCGTGCGGCGATCACGGCAGCGCAGTATGTCAATACTCGCACCCACGACGGAACCAAGAAAGACCAGTTGGCAACTGCCGCGAAAACTGCGTCTAAAGGTCGGTTTGCCACCCTGGCATCCCCGCCCAAACTTGTGGTGAATAACAAGTAACCACCGGGGCACCTAACCCCCAAAGACGAAGCCCGGAAGCGTTTGCGCGCTTGCCGGGCTTCTGACCTTTCAGACTGGATTGGAGTCCAAATGGCTGATGCTGATTATCAGCGGCTTGGCGCCGCGTGTGGCGTGGCCGGATGCGAAGACGGGCGTTCCGCGCGCTCAACGCCTCACGTCTGCCAGCAGTGCGGCATCGAATTCATTGGGACGTTGAAGCAGAAGTTCTGCGCTAGATCGTGTAGCACCAACTTCAACAACGACAAGCAGAAGATAGCGCTGCGCGAGAAGAAGTGTGGCGAGTGCGGCAAGGGTTTCATTGGCTTGGCTTGGAGGGCCAAGTGCAAGGAATGCGGTCGAGCTGCTCAGGGTCGGTCGAGTCTGACTAAAGCCCTACACACTCACACATGCCGCGTTTGCGCGACCGAATATCAGAACATAGCCGCCAAATCCAACTTGTGTTCAAACAAATGCAAGTTGCGCGCATGGAAGACAAACAAAGGCCACTACGCGCAGGCGGCGAAGGCTAGAGAAACCCGACAGGAAGCGTCAGTTGCTGCAAAGGCGCTCGCCCACAAACGATTCATGGAGGCTGCGGCACAGAAGCAGGCTCTGCGCGTTGCCAAGGCGTATTGGGACGCTGAGATGAAAGAACTCTCTAGGCTCAGTGACTGTGTTGTTTGCGGCAGGACATACCGCAGGTTTGGGCTTCAGTCTGTATGTTCAACGCAGTGCGGTGAATCCAGGTATCGCGCCACACGCCACGCCGGACGGGTGGCTAGGCGGGCGATCCTAAAGGCGGCACGAGTTGAGCCGGTGGACCCGATAAAGGTTTGCGAGCGCGACAACTGGCGCTGCTATCTGTGCGGATGCGAAACACCAAAGGCCATGAGAGGCACGTATGAGCCGAATGCGCCAGAGGTTGACCACGTTGTGCCTGTGACGCGCGGTGGCAAGGATTGCTACTCGAACGTCAAGTGTTCGTGCCGGTCTTGCAACGGAATCAAGAGCAACTTCCTGCTTGAAGAAATAGGCGGGGCCTTCGTTGCCTGAATGGAGTACGGCGTGCCCCGGATGGGCCGACAAATTGCGGGCGGGTGAATCGATCATCCCGCCGCCGATTTTCCCGGAGCAGGCAGCGACCGCCCTAGCAGTCTTTAAGGAACTGCGGATCGTCGATGCTCCGGGAAGCCCGACGTTTGGTGAAGCTTGCGCGCCGTGGGTGTTCGACTTGGTGGCGAGCATCTTCGGGGCTTACGACCAAGAGAGTGGGCGCCGGCTGATAACCGAATGGCTGATCTTGGTGCCAAAGAAGAACGCCAAGTCAACCATCGCAGCCGGAATCATGATGACGGCGCTGATCCTGAACTGGAGGCAGTCGGCAGAATTTTCGATCCTTGCCCCAACGGTCGAAGTGGCATCGAATTCGTTCGGGCCTGCGCGAGACATGTGTTCCGAGCGTGCTGACGAAGAACTGTCGGCCTTGATGCACGCTCAGTCGCACGTCAAGACGATCACGCACCGTGAAAGCAACGCGGCGCTGAAGGTGCTGGCGGCAGACTCGAATACGGTTGGCGGCAAGAAGGGTGTGGGAACCCTTGTTGACGAGTTGTGGCTGTTCGGCAAGGTGGCGAACGCCGAGAACATGCTTCGTGAGGCCACGGGTGGCCTGGCGAGCCGGCCGGAAGGTTTCACCATCTTCCTGACCACGCAGTCGGATGACCCGCCTGCTGGGGTGTTTGCGCAGAAGCTGAAGTACGCGAGGGATGTTCGGGACGGGAAGATCCACGATCCCCGTTTTGTTCCGATCTTGTACGAGTTCCCTGAGGAAATGATCGCGGCGGGCGAACACCGCAAGCCAGAGAACTTTGGGATCGTCAACCCGAACCTGAACTACTCGGTTGACCGGGAGTTTCTTGAACGGGAACTAAAGAAGGCCGAGAACGACGGCGAAGAATCGATGCGTGGCTTCTTGGCGAAGCACCTGAACGTCGAGATTGGCCTGTCGTTGCGGTCTGACCGCTGGGCCGGCGCGGACTTTTGGGAGCAGCAAGCGTCGAAGTTGTCGCTTGATGACCTGTTGACGCGGTCCGAAGTCGTGGTGGTCGGCATCGACGGTGGTGGCCTAGATGACTTGCTTGGGCTGTCCTTGATCGGCCGGGAGCGCGAAACCCGCAAGTGGCTGCACTGGTCGCATGCGTGGGCGCACCGGATCGTGTTGGAACGGCGCAAGGACATCGCCCCGCGGTTGCTGGACTTCCAGAAGGACGGCGACCTGACCATTGTTGACGCGCCAGGTGATGACGTTGTTCAGGTTGCGGACCTGATTTGCAGAGTCAAAGAGGCAAGCCTGCTGCCGCCGAAGAACGCCATCGGGGTTGATGCCGCGGGGATTGGTGATGTGGTTGATGAACTGACCAGCACCGAACGCGACATCAAGATCGAGCAGATCGTTGCGATCTCGCAGGGCTGGAAACTGAACGGCGCCATCAAGACCACCGAACGTAAGTTAGCCGGTGGCGAGATGGTTCACGGCGGCAGTCGAATGATGAACTGGTGCGCGGGTAACGCCCGCATCGTGCAGAACGGCAATGCCATCTCCATTACGAAGCAGGCCAGTGGCAACGCCAAGATCGACCCGCTGATGAGCACCTTCGATGCGGCATCTCTGATGGCTTTGAATCCAGAGAGCGCAGAGAAGAAGTACCAAATGATGTTCGTGTAAAGAATTCTCCTGGCCGCTGAAATGCGGCTTTAGGCCCGGCATGCCATGCGCTGCCGGGCCTTTTCTTTTGGAAGTACCTATGTTGAAACGTGCATGGTCAACCTTTGAAGTCAAGGCGATGGCCGGCGACAAGCGCCGCTTCACCGGCATTGCAAGCACGCCCAGCACTGACCGAAGCGGCGACATCGTGGAGCCGAAGGGTGCCAAGTTCAAGTTGCCCATTCCGTTCCTGTGGCAGCACGACTCCAAAGACCCGATCGGCTGGATCACGTCTGCGAAGGTCACTGACAAGGGAATCGAAGTTGAAGGCGAAGTCGCCAACGTCGATGAGGCCGGCCCGCTTCGGGACCGCCTGCTGACAGCTTGGCAAATGCTCAAGAGCGGCATCGTCCGTGGCCTGTCCATCGGGTTCAACGCGCACGAAGCCGAACCCATCAAAGGCACCTATGGCGTGCGCTACAAAAATTGGGAATGGTTGGAACTTTCGGCAGTGACCATCGCAGCCAACCAAGACGCCTCAATCGTCGCAATCAAATCAATCGACAGCGCTTCACTGGCCGCGTCTGGCCGCAAACGAAGCGAAGTCGATCCACCGCCCGGCGCTTCGGGCACCAAGCAGCCGCCTAAGGGCGGTTTTTTTACGTCCGAACGCAAGGGAAACCAAGTGAAGACCATCGCAGAACTGCGCGTTGAGCGCGAGAACAAGGCCACCCGCATGGGTGAGCTGATGACCATGAAGAAGGCGAACGACGGCTCGTATGACGCCGCCGAACGCGAGGAATTCGACGGCTTGAGCGCCGAACTGGATTCCATCGATGACGACATCCGGGAACTGAAGTTCCATTCGGCCAACTCGGCCGGTGCCCGCGAAGTGCGCGGCGCCACCGCGAGCCAGGCCAGCCAGTCGCGCAGCCGCACGCTGCCCACGAACTTCGGTCAGCCCGAAGAAAAGTTCCTCGGACAGTTCTACACCCAGCGGGTGATCGCCAAGGCAGTGGCCGCGATGAACTACGGTTCTGCCGGTGATGTTGCAGAGCAGCGCTTCAAGAGCAATCCGACCTTGGTGCAAGTCATCAAGGCGGACGTGACGGGCGGCGGTTCCGGCTCGGGCGAGTGGGGCGCGGAACTGGTGAGCGCGGACAACCGCTACACCGGCGACTTCATCACCTACCTGTACGGCAAGACGCTGTTCGACAGCCTGCCGCTGCGCAGCGTCCCGGCGAACGTCACGATCAAGGGCCAAGACGGCGCGGCTACGGCTTACTGGACTGCTGAGTCCAAGGCCATCGGCGCGACCGCTCCTAGCTTCTCGACTGTTTCGTTGACGCCGTTGAAGGTTGGCACGATTGCGGTCGTGTCGAACGAACTGCTGCGCGATTCGTCGCCGTCGGCAGAAATGCTGGTGCGTGATGCGCTGGTGGAGGCGTCGGCCCAAAAGGTTGACTCGCACTTCTTCAGCACCACGGCGGCATCTACTGGCGTGTACCCGGCCGGCATCCTGAACGGGGTGACGATTGGTGCCACTGGCGGCGCGACCGAAGCTGAACTGATCGGCGACATGATGGGCCTTACCCGCCCGTTCATCACCGCGAAGTACAGCCTGGGTGGTCTGGTGTGGGTTTCGACCCCGCTGATTGGCGAGCAGATCGCAGCGATGCGCAATGCTCTCGGTCAAGACGCCTTCGCCAGCATGTCCGCCAACCCGCAGATGCTGAATCGTCGTCGCTTCTACTCGGGCGACAACGTGAGCGCAGGCGACTTCATCCTGATGAGCCCCGCTGACATCTGGAAGATCGGCGATGGCGGTGTGGAAGTCTCGATCAGCCGCGAGGCCACCATCGAGCAGAACGACACCCCGGCTGGGGCGACCGATACCCCTGTGACGATGGCGGTGAAGTTCACCAACATGTTCCAGTCCGAATCGACGGCCATCAAGGTGGTTCGTTCGATCAACTGGGCCAAGCGCCGTTCGGACTGCGTGCAGTACATCGGCAACGCCACCTACGGCGACATCAACTCGGTATGACCTGAGTGACTGAAGGAACGGTTCGCCGTTCCTGCCCCCACGGCAAGGCCCGGCAATTCGCCGGTGGCCTTGCTCCCTATTTCTGAAGGACCGCAAATGAAGCTTAAAGCGCTGAAGTACATGCGATATGCCGGCAAGCGTGTGAATGCTGGCGACGTGTTCGATGCGAAAGCGGCGGATGTGCGTCTCCTGCGGGCGCTGAAGCGCGCGGTGCTGTATGTCGA